ATGGAAAAGGTACCTTGGGCTTGATGTCCTTCTAGAACTTTGTTTACTTTGGCACGAAGGGATTTTGAGACCTTTACCTTCTTTACCTTCTTTGTTTTTGTGCGACCTTTAACAGTCATAGCTGTACGAGTGACAGCTTTCTTTTCAGCTTTCATCTTTGACAATTTCGCCATCTTTTGTTTTTCTTTGGGCAAGATGTAATTTCCTAGTTTTCCATATTGACCGACCCAATCAGCTATTTGGGCAGTCTCATCATATAGTAATTCAGCGGGGGCGTATGCTGCTTCACCAATGATAGCACCAACACGTCGAACACCATCCATCTCATTTTGAGTATCTTCGTTGGGTTTTCTCTTTTTATAGAACGAGTCAGGATTAATTGAGGGAAACTTTCTTTTCATTGGGTTAACTGAAGGAAACACTCGGGCTTGTCAAGTGGCCCTATGTATCCCCTTACCGACCCTAACCCTACAACCCTGACCCTAACCCTGACCCTACCCTGACCCTAACTGATCGATAATTATATTAGTGATAATATCTTTTCTTTCCTTTAACTCTTGAGTTTTTAACTGAAGCAACGTATCTGTTATATCTTGTTGCGAGTCTTAAGTATCTTGGACCACCACTAACCGGTCTTCTGGCTGCCTTGTACGGTCTCCAGTGCCGATACATACCACGGAGTTGCCTTTGGTGGGGGAGGAGGTGGACGAGGTCTTGAGTGAAAGCTCGATGTTTATGTCTGGCTCCTCTTCGTTTTTGCGAACCATACATGCCGAGCTTTTTATAAACCATCGCCCGAAGTTCAAAAGGGAGAGGACTACGGCGAAGAGCGCCAATGATATGCTTAGTTCGACGTACATTTCTTGGATGTTTGAACTTGACCCTAACCATAAAATTACTATATTTTTATTAGGGAAAGTGTTCAATCGTCATTCGTCGTAACAACGCATCGGTGGTGGCAGCATCAAGTTCGGGATACCAACTACGGGGATCGAGGTTGCTAGTAACCCAAATTCTTGACGCATTGAGGGGTCTGGAAGATCCTTTGATTTCCACAAAGCAAGGGTACCTGTCGAACCATCGGAGCAGATGTGCGACATCAATACCTCCTCGAAATTCATCGAGGACAACATGTTGCTGATCTTTGTAACCACACCAGAACTTGGATCTGGGATCTTTAGCATAAGCACCTTCTCCTGCTTCATCCCAAGCACGGTGAGATTTGCCAGTACCTGTACGACCCCAAAAAACGCTAACTGTCCGATCAATAAACGTCGCTGTCGCATTATCGGCCCATATCCGTGAGATGGCACTATAAGACACCACTCGTATGTTAGCTGGGATCGACATGAGATCACCGGAGAGGGCGGAGGACCATACTGACTCCCAGTCTGTGGCACTGTTTCGTCGAAAGGGTTTGGCTCCAAGGGTGAAAGGCTCGGAAAGTCGAGACTCTTCCTTGTTGCAGTAGGCGAGAGCGGCCTCGGATCTGGTGAGTTCAGCGTGAATTCCTTCTCCAAAGAGTCGAGTAACTCCTGATAAAGAGACCTTCTTGCAGAACGCCACGCAAAGTTGCCAGTGGACAAAGCCTGTGGTTTGCCCTTCTTCTTTTTGACCTGTGGCGAACGATAATCCGGGTGGGAGGTTTCCACTTGCGAGAGAGGCGCAAACTTCATTTGACTCGGGGGCAGTGAGTATCCACCAGATTCCTTGTCGTCGAGGTGCTGTAACTGCCATGGTTCAGCCATAAGAAGAGAATTAAGAGCGATTTTAAGTCACTTTGGGAGTGACGTCTCGCTCTTTTATATCTAGTGTGGCTTAGAACGAGCCGGCTTGTCACAGTTTTTCGTGGTTTACGCCACACAGGTGACGAACCAGGTGATCTCGGGCGGGGAGGCGGGCGGGAGAATCGTGTGAGAATTGAGAACCGCGTTAGTAAGTAATACTTAGGAGCGATTCTCAAGGGTCGAATGCTCCTGTTTACTAACTTCGGTTCTCTTTATTAACCCTTCTGTCCAGGGGTTTCTTGTTCGAGAGGTACTTGCTCATTAGCAACTTCCCAAGCTGTTTGAGTACCATTACCTCTAATTTGATTCCAGAAAACAAATTTAGGCTTCTTAAAATTCAACATTTGCGAGGTGCCAACACCACCTGCAGTTTTCATAAAGCCTACAATCTCAGGCACTTGAATCTTATAGGATTCAACTGTTTCAACGACAACGGGCATACCCATTCGGTCGTTAGCAGCACCAGTAAAATAGGCGACTGCTTCACCTCTCCAATCGGTGCTTGTAGGATCCAAAACTTGATCACCAGAAATTGCGATAACGACACTACAACTCCATCCCTTGACCATACTATTTAAACCTGAAGTAATGGAACCGGCAGTGGCAGTTGGGTGCGTCAATTTAGAGTAATCCATGACACCTTTTGGACCACGAATAGAGTGAAGACATGTTTCTTGAGGGGCCAAAATCATTTCTCTCTTCTTCCATTCCCACTTTAAACCAGCAAGTTTAGAAGCAACAGCAAATGGGTCAACATGAGGGTCCTTAAACATACCAATTGAAGAACCAGTTGCACCAATTGCCCCAGTAATATAAGTCATTGGGAAATCCAAAGTCAATACTCCATCAGTGTAAGCATTGTAAGTTTGATACAAATCCTGCAAAGCAGGAACTTCAAGAAACTTTTGCTTTGGAGTACATTCCCAGACTTCCATCTTGACAATTCTTGAGGACACATTTTTAATCTTGAAGGAAACATACGAGTTGAGAACATTAATCTTCAAAGGACCAACAGCAGTGAGATTAGGAGCAGCAGTGCCATTATCAAAGGTAGTGGAGAGATTATCTGTCGTAGCAGTATAAGGGTCACCATAGCCTTTGCCATTAAAGAGAATTGAGGCAGCATCAAGGATCTTGGCAGGAGTGAAAAAGTTCAAACCAGTATTGGACTGAACTGTACTCCCAGTAGCGAGACCAAAGTTTGATAAGCAGTTGAAAAATGTACGATTCCCGGAAGGTTCGTTGGCGCCAACTGTAATCAAACCAGCAAAGGTGGCAACACCTAAGTCTGTCTGAGTAACAACACCACCGGAACCGGCAGCAACAAGGGAACCAACCATTCCAGTCTTACAGATGGAAAAGGTACCTTGGGCTTGATGTCCTTCTAGAACTTTGTTTACTTTGGCACGAAGGGATTTTGAGACCTTTACCTTCTTTACCTTCTTTGTTTTTGTGCGACCTTTAACAGTCATAG